TCCTTTCTACCTATCCGGCGGGGACTGGTGCGATTAGGGCGCATCAGTCCCCTTCTCGTGCTATTGTGTGAGCACCTACTAGCAAAGGAGCATCATGCCTAAACAACAACTGTTTCGACTCGGGCGGACAATCTTTATCGCCTCGATCGGAATCAACATATTTACCGGATGGGCTTTAATCCCATTATTTATCGGATGGGGACTGCTCGTATATGGAGCGTCTGAGTGAACGCTGGCCACACAGTCGAGTCGTAGCACACGAACGATGGCCACATCCCAGCGTCATATCTAAAGAACTGGTCGCTCTACGCGCCGAAAAGGCTGCCGCCGAATGGAACACTAAACGTGCCTTCCTCGATGAGCTCACATTCAATCTCGGATTACCTATGGACCCAATTAGACGTCGTAGGGTCATGGGAGAATTTACTAAAAGAATGTTGAGACTCGGAGAAAGGATTATCAATGAACGAGAGACTCATAGCCCGCTCGGGGACTGACGAATGGTACAAAGCCCGCGAGTACGGTGTAAGCGCAACAACGGTCGCAAAGGCGGCCGCAGGTCCAGGTGGTTATGATGCGGAGCTCAAGCGGGCTCTCCATCCCGAAGACAACGTCATCGAAGACAACGCCTACATGAGGTTCGGCCGCGACTACGAAGAATGGATCGTCAACGGTCTGCCACACGAATATAAGATTCGACCAAACGACTGGCTAATCGCAGCTGCGGAGCAACCTCGACACCTGGCAACACCGGACGGCCTGAACGAAGATTGGTCGATTATCGCTGAGGTCAAGACCACAGGCGTTGATTGGGACAAAGGTCTCGATCGGGGCATGATTCCGACCGACATTCCTATTCAATATCGACGTCAGGTTCAGTGGCAAATGTATGTCACCGGAGCGACCCAGTGCGTCTTCGGATGGCTACTCAGGATGCAGACAGACTCAGGCGAATTCGTGCCGGCCTGGATGGAGCCCAAACACTTCATCATTCACCGCGACGAAGACATGATTGCGGAGCTTATCGAGGTGGCGCATCGATTTGTGACAGACTTCAACAACTACAAAGAATTGGAGACAACTCGTGGCTAGCTTCAACCTCGCGGATTATCAAACCGTCCAGGAACGCATCGACCTATTCCGCAAAACCTATCCGGAAGGCCGCATCGTCAACAAAATCGTCCACATCGACGAAAAGAGCATCATCGTCGAGTGCTCCATCTACCTCAACGCGACCGACGAGCACCCGACCGGCGTCGATCTAGCACACGAGGTCAAAGACGCTTCACCGGTAAACAAGACGTCGTGGGTCGAGAACTGTGCCACGAGCTCAACAGGCCGAGCCATTAGTTTGTTGGGCGGAGCCTTCTCACCTAAAGGTAAACGACCATCACGCGAAGAGATGGCAAAAGTAGAACGTGCCAACAAAGCGACGCAAATCACTGCAAAAGACATCGAAGCTGTCACATCGCTGAGCGGACTCAACAATCTGTGGTCTCGAGCTGTCGATTCGGGAGACTCGACCAAACTAATCACCGAATTTACAGCCCGCAAAAAGGCTCTAGGTGGCTAAACATTACGACCTAACCGTGCCAGGCCATCCGGTCGCAAAAGAACGACCACGCCTAGCACGCAACGGCGGCGTCCACACACCACAAAAAACCGTTCTATTCGAGAAGATAATCGGTAATGCGTGGTTTGATAAATACGGCGAAACACGACTCGAAGGCATGGTCCAGGTATGGCTCTACTTCGGAACAAAAACACACTCCCGCCAGGATGTTGACAACCTCGCTAAAAGCGTTCTTGATGGACTCGAGCGTGCCAACGCCTTCGAAAAAGGCGATCAACAGGTTTACAAACTTACGGCCAGCAAATTCCCATCAGACATCGAGCAGACAATCATCTGTGTTCGGGCTCTAATGGACTATGCTCTACCTGACTAGCCTCAGCCCTAATACTTCCCGCCGGACATGGCTAGATGTCCGGCGGGATTCCATTTAGGAGAATCATGGAAACCCATCACCATCACTGGTTGCAGGTCGGAGAGAAAACAACCTGGCAGTGCGTTATCTGTTGGATAAAGAAATGAGCGAGGAACAGGAACGCGCAATCGAATTCACGCTCCAATTCGACGCTAATGATCCTGACTCGATTCGAAGCGAAACGGAACGCTGGGTGAAGACAGCGCATAAATATGACAAGCAAATCGCTGCAGAGATAAAATCCTTCAACCGAATTCTGCATCAAATCAATAAGACGCAATATCTAAACTTTGACGAACTTCGGATATGCGTCCGAGCACTTGGGTACGCCTATGCGGACCATGCGACCGCATTAGGAACCATCAAGGTTCTCCTAGCTTTGTTGAAGAACTGTCCAGAATGAGTTTCAAATTAGTCAAGCGCATCATTCACTCCGATCGCGTAGAAGGAGTCCACAAACTTATCCTGATAATCCTCGCGGACTACGTCAACGAATCCAAAGGCAACGCCGCATGGCCATCCGTGACAACAGTGGCAAATCAAGCGGGAACATCTATCCGGCACACTCGACGAATCATCCGTGAACTCGAGACCGAAGGCGTCCTAATCACAACCCGCCAGGCAGGATTACGCGGGACCAATAAATACGTTATCGACCTCTCTGCTGGGGTCGATACGCTGCCTAAATTTTCTCCAGGGGCGGACACCCATGTCCGGGGTGGGGCGGACACCCATGTCCTCCCAGGGGCGGACATTTACGACACAAAGGGCGGACATATGAGACACCAAAGGGCGGACACCCATGTCCTCCGAATAGATAAAGAACAAATAAGAACAAATACGCTCGACGCCGGCGCGGGCTCCGCCCGAGCGCCAGGCGTCTCGCAACAGATAACTAAAAGAGATCCGAATGGCGATGCCGGCCAGGCTGACGCCGCCGACACGCCACGATGTCAAGAACACACCAACCTACAATTCCAATGCCAAAAGTGTTACGCTTGGCAAGTAGCCCAATGGAGAAAGGACCCATTATGATAACACCAACACCAAAAGTAATCGGAGCCATGAAACACCTACTCCTCGAGCTCAAAAAAATCAACGCCATAAACGACATCGACCACGACCACATCCTCGACCGATACATCCGAGGACAGATCATCGGATTCGGACACCTCGCAGAATGGCTTATGGCTACCGGCGCAATCGGTGGCCACAACTACGACCAGATAGTCCAATACGGTCGCAGGTACGGCGAAACACGATGAAGTCCACAATCCGAATTGCCTGGCCGACCCATAAGGCGAAGGCAGCTCAACGCAAGGCCCGCAAGACCCGACTCAACAACAAAAAAAGAAACGGAGTAACACAATGGCAATTGTCAAAGTAGAAGGACGAGTCTCAAAGCTCTTAGGCTCTAAGGGATTCGTACTCGCAGAACGCATCGTCACATCCACAGACCAGTCATGGGAAACCAACTGGACTGTCTGGGGAGACCAGCCCGCAGAAAACAGCATCGTCGAAGTAGTCGGTGAGCTGCGCGTCGAGGTCGCAAAACACTACGAGACGAAGGAGATTCTTCTCTCGAACGCCGGTCAGCCTTATGTTGGCCGCACTGTTGGGGACGCAACAATCAAGGTCCTCAAAGAAGGTAAGCCAGTCGAAGCAACCCAGTGGGAAGCCCCCGAACAGGGAGCACCCTTCTAATGGCTGACCAGTCGTACCGAATGCGAATGTATAAGCGACGTCTCTGGCAACAAAGATGGAAAATTGCCATCACCGGCATCGCATTATGGACCGCAATCGTCGCAACCATCCTGGCAATCCTGGAGATAATTTCATGAACCTAGAACAGATGCTAATGACCGTAACCACACCACGCACCAAACAATGCAAACTCAACATCTGGCTGAGCACGTTATCCGAAGAAGATCGCAACGCCTTCTGGCGTGCGATGGACGACGAAACAATCCCACTCCGACACATCTGGAAAACAATCAGAGCAGTCGGATGTCCAAATCAAGAATCATCCGTCCGGTCACATCGACGCGGCGATTGCAAAACTTGCGAAAGGCTAATCAATGGATGAGCTCGACAACATCAACCTCAAACTCGACGAAATAAACAACATCCTAGTCCAGGTCGACTCCATCAACAAACAAATCCAGGCCATGTGTGAGATTCTTCGAATACCATACGGAATCGTCCCACTCGAAGAACAACCCACAATCGAGGAACTAACCGACCCCGATGCTTGAATACCTCCTGAACACGCCGCAGCCCCCGAGAGCTCCTGACTCTCGGGGAGCTGTGGTATTCAGTCAAGAATGGGACGCAACCGGACAAGAATCAGTCGTAACCGCTGTAACCGACACCGAGATAGCACAATCACAGTTACACGAATTCATCACCGGACGCGGCGGCATAATCCCCGAAGGTTATGTGGCTACAATGCTGACCGCAAAATACAATCCGAACGCCTGGACTCGTGACAACCCATACGATCACCAGGGCAGAAAAACACCGGCCGTCACTCGAGGAGCATGGTCCTACACCTTCCGCATCTCAAAACGGTCAACACGCGAGTCATTAGTCGAAGACCTAATCAAACTCGTAGGCAAAAAACCAGCAACCAGAAAAGAAAAACAGAGTGACAATCTCTTCGTCTTCGCTATGGGAGATAGTCAACTCGGGAAAGTAGACGGCGATGGATCAGAAGGAATCATTACCGCGTGGACGCAGAGCCTCAATAGGGCAAGTACCGAATGGACCCGAATGGGAAAACCCTCGGTACTTATTGCAGGTCTCGGAGACCATCTGGAAGGGAATCAAAGCCAGGGCGGCCGAAACTTCTACCGCTCCGACCTCACGATATCCGAACAACTTCGGGTATTTCGCCGGATGCTACTCCGGACCATCGATACATTCATTCAAGCACCGGATATCACGGTGGGTATTGTCAACGGCAATCACGATGACATCCAACGCTTCCAAACGACTGACGCGTCTGATGGACACGCTACTGAGTCGGCAATCGCTGTCAGCGAAGCACTGGCACTCAATCCAGAGCGATATGGCCATGTGCGTATGTACGTGCCAGGTAAAGATGAAGACCATCTCGTCCTCGAAGTAAACGGTACAAACTTCGTCCTGATTCATGGACATCAGTGGGCTCGAGGTAAGTCGATGGAATGGTGGGAGAAGCAAACATTCAACAACCATCCCGCCGGTGCAGGTCACATCCTGATTCACGGACACGAACACGAGTTCCAAATCAGCTCACGACGCGACCGCCTCGTCATCACCACACCCGCACTCGAATCAGAGTCCACATGGTTCAAACAGAAACAGGGCGCAGTCGGCCGCCGCGGCGCACTCATATTCACCACCAAACCCGAAGGCAAGTTCGCACGAATGGAGATCGTATGACAATCGAACCGCACCACGCTCTTTACTTCATCGGAGGAATCATCCTCGGTTGGGTAATCGTCACACTTCTTATCAAGTATTGGTACGACTAATGCCAGCAAAGAACAGACCCGACCTCAAGACAACCGATTGGTGTGGCCCTTGTAACGCAGCGCTAGAGGAACGTGAACGTATCATCGCACTATTGGAAATGCAACTCGAAACTATACGAAACTCTCAACTGACTGGTGTTGTCGTATTGTCTAGCGCTATCGCACTTATCAAGGGAGAGAACTAATGGCTGGAAGACGTGACGATCTACGCACCCAAGCATGGCGTGCACTATCAGACTGGGTACTCGAGCGCGACGGACATCAATGCGCTCACTGTGGCCAGGCAGCGGATACGGTGGACCACATCGTACCTAAGGCCATAACCGGTGTACCGGACAACAGCCCTAGCAATCTCCAGGCGATGTGCCGGTCATGCAACTCCAAGAAGGGAGCGAAGCTCGAGCCAACCCGTCGAGCCTTCGTCAAGGCGGGGTGGGGTATCACACTCTAGCCATCACAAAAGAAACAGACGGGCGATAGTTATCCACAGTCGAATCGTTTTTTTCTTATACTTGTCCACAATCCGCCCCCATACTGGCATTTTTACCCCCGAATCTCGAAACATTCCGATCACGCCGGCCGACCGGCTCAAACAAAGGAGATACAGATGGACACTGAAGGCACGCGCCGACCTACAACATTCGCTGAGACGGTCGATTCATTCTTGAAGACGGCTGACTGGCTCGATGATTCGCACGGCCCATCGGTCAAAGCACTCGAAGCTCTCGCTGTCGAATTAGATCGTGAGGTTACGGCCGCACTGGTGGCTCAGTTTGGTCTTCTTCACCGGTCGTTGCTCAAGGCAAAGCCTTCGGAGAATGTTGCGGTCAATCCTTACGAGGAATTGCTCCGCCGATAATGTTTGCTCCAACCCGATTCACTCCGCCGCTCCGCGAAGACTTCAAGGCCGACATCGACGCCTATCTGCCTTTGCTCGAGCAAGCGTGGCGCGGGTCGATGGGCTACTGGCTCGACGAATGGCAGCTGGAGCTGGTGCGCCGTATTACAGAGCTGCGGGATGATGGGACGCTACGGTGGCGTGCTTGTTTAGTTTCGGTCGCACGTCAATCCGGCAAAACCGAGCTCACATCGCTTTTGGGATGCTGGGCTCTGCTCCGCAAACCGAATCAGGTAAACGTGGGCATCGCGTCGCAGGTCGACCAGGCGCGAATCCTTTACGAACGCATCCAGGCAATTATCAACAACACTCCAGGCCTGAAGAAGCTGATGACGAAGCTCACGGATACTCGAGGTATTCGGACTACTCATGGGTCGAGGTATGAGATCAAGGCGGCTCGGGCATCGACGCTCCAGGGAATCCCTATCAGTGTTGGAATTGTGGACGAGGTCCACTTAGTCGACGATTCATCCTGGACAGCTTTAGTGTCCGGAATGGGCAGTCGAATCGACTGTATTTTGATTGGCATCACCACAGCTGGAGACCAGAATTCCGAATTGCTCAATCGTCTTTACGGCAACGCGGAAAAAGCAATCAACGGAGAGAATCCTCGATTCGGCGCGTGGATATGGGAAGCGGAAGAGTCCGTAGTCCCGAGCGACGATGCTGAGCTGCTGCGTTTATTGAAACAGGCAAACCCCGCACTCGAGTCCGGTCGAATCGACTCCCAAATTATGCTCGACGATGTCCGCTCTTTGCCAGACGAAGACATCATTCGTTATCGTCTAAACCGATTCGTTCACAGCAACGATCATACTTTCATCCCGATGTCGCTGTGGTGGTCGTGTGAGCGTGCTCGAGAGGACACTTTCCCGAAGGGTAATCCGTTCTTCTGCATCGATAAGACTCGGGATGGCGATTGGGCTACTATCGCGGCGGCCGTGCTAATCGACGATGTTGTGCATACTGAGATTGTGGCCACATTCGCCAGGCCGACCACATCCAGGCTAATCACAATCTGTCAACAACTGATGGCTCATTCTCCCGCCGGATTCGTCGTAGATGGTCTTTACATGAAGGACCTGGCGAAGGAGCTTGAGATGCGTGGATTCCGCGTTACTGTCTTCAACCTGGGCGATATTGTGCGGGCATCCTCGACGCTTATCAACCGTCTAAAGCACCAGACTCTCAAGCACGCCGGAGACCCAGTTATGACGTATCAGATACCGCGTACCGTTCGGAAAAACGTCCAGGACAACTTCCGCATTTCGCGCGTCGACTCGAGCGTGGAGATCGATGCTGTGATGGCTACGGCCATCTCTGTCCATGCCGCGTCTGAGCTCACACCTAAATCGTCGGGGATTCAACTTTTCATCGGCGCGTAATGTTGTCGAGCAATCGTGCTCTGATAATCTGGTCGTTCTATGGATAACGAAAACATAAACGGCTATGCAGTACCTCAAGACCCGATGGACCTTCTTCAGTGTGATTCTTGTCAGTGATCTGTGCTAGTATTTTGGCACGGCCGCGAGATTGGGACTCGACTTAGGACTTGGCCGCCTGGGTCTCCCTGCGCAATACCCCTAAAGTGTGCACGGCACTCTAGGGGTATCTTTTTTAGGGGATGAAGGGTAAATCGACGTCGTAAGACCCGCAAGGGAACGGCGGCGGACTCCGGTTCGACTCCGGACATCTCCACGACACGCCGAAACACTATATGTTGTGGTCTTGACGTTCTCATACCACAAGATGTAGTGTTTAGGTAATGGGATTCCTCGAATTTCTCAATAGCACCGCGTTTGGCTCGTCCGAATCAACGCGGGACACAGTCGCGGGTCTCAACAGGCGTGCCGGTAACAGCATCGTCCCACCGCCTCGATCCGCATCGTCGGGTGTGAGCACCTCAGACGCTCTCTCGCTGGCCGCAGTCTTCCGAGCTGTATCGATTCTGTCGACCGCAATCAAACAACTGTCGATTCACGTTTACCGTGATGGAGTCGAAACAACCTCAACGCCTATCTGGATTCGTCAGCCCGACCCTAAGCAAACTCGCGCGGCCTTCCTCGAGCAAACCGTCAACTCGATGGCTCTGTCCGGCAACGCCTTCTGGCGGGTTTATCGCAACGAGACCCGCAACGAGGTTGTGAAGCTCGAGGTCCTCAATCCGTTCGACGTTATGATTCAGAGCGACGATTACGGCAACCTTAAGAATTATGTTTACCGTGGGACGCAAACGCTATCAATCGCTGACATACAACACCTCTCGATGCTCCGCGTCCCCGGTAACCTTTACGGACTAGGCCCGATTCAAAGTGCCCAGAAGGAGCTCCTGGCAATCACGTCGACCCGCGATTACGTCTCCGAATGGTTTGCCGCCGGTGGAACTCCAGCGGGAATTCTAAAGACGGATCAGATGCTCGACGGTGCGGACGCGCAACGCGCAGCTGAAGCATGGAACGCGCTCGGATCGGGTAAGACCGCTGTCCTCGGTAACGGTCTCTCTTTTCAGTCGACGTACCTCTCCCCGAAAGATGCACAGTTCCTCGAGACCCAGAGCTTCGGCGTCGAGCAGGTCGCAAGATTGTATGGCATCCCAGTCAACCTCATGGCAACCGCCATCCAGGGCGGGTCAATGACGTACTCAAACATCGAACAAGAGCTCATCTCCTTTACCCGATTCACTCTCGCGTCCTACTACGTCGAGATTGAAGAAGCAATCACGAATCTTCTCCCTGGCCGACTTACCAACGTGGCGAAGATGAACATCGACGCTCTTCTCCGCTCTGACACGCTTACCCGCTATCAGGCACACCAGATCGCACTCGACCCCAACACCGGATGGCTGTCAAAGGACGAGGTGAGAAACATCGAAGGCCTTGCGCCGAATGGAGCAATCTAAATGGAAAAGATGGAAACACGCGAACAGCTCGTCGAGCTGCGCTATGACACCACAACCCGCCAACTGTCCGGCATCGCTGTCCCCTACGGCGAGGTATCCCCGTCTTACAACGAACGATTCGCTCCTGGCTCGGTAACGCTCGACGAGAACGCTCTCATGTTGTGGCAGCACGACCGCCACGAGCCCATCGGGAAGATTACGGCCGGCGAAGAACGCAACGGCGGATTCCACTTCGAGTCCTTTTTGTCCGACACGGTGAGGGGACGCGACGCCGCGACTCTCGCCGCTGACGGAGTCCTCTCCTTATCCGTCGGATTCATCATGCGCGATAGCGCAGTGGTCGACGGTGTAACTGAAGTCCGCGACGCACTTGTTAAGGAGATCAGCCTAGTTTCGTGGCCAGCATACGCTGGCGCGATTGTCACGGATGTCCGTGACGAACAAACCGAACCGGAAATTCCGGACTCGGAAATCTCTAAGGAGCAAACTGTGGACGAAACCACAATCGACGCTTCCGATCTCTCCGAGGTCCGCGAAGCAATCCAGCACCTCGAGCGCGAGGTTGCAGGAATTACCTCGACCGAGGTTGCAACCGTCGACACGCGCAGTGCCGGCGAATTCATGAAGGCTCTCGCCAATGGGGACGATTTTGCAGTCCGCGCATACACCGGAGCAAACTCCGGTGACAGCGTCACGACCCCCATCGACCGCGACCTCACTCGCATCGTCGAAGCTGCAGCACCTCTCCGCGCTGTCTTTGGAACTGGTGTTACCCCGCCGACCGGCATGACGATCAACTTCGCACAACTCAAGGGCATCACGGACGGAACGGCCGCACAGGCCGCCGAAGGTGACGACTTGGGTTACTACGAAGTCCAGCTCGAGACCAAAAACGTCAACGTCAAAACTCTCGGCAACTACTCGCAAATCAGCATTCAGGCAATTTTGCGCAGCACGACGTCGTATCTCGACACCGTTCTTCGTGGCCAGGCAATCGCACTCGGTAACAAATTGAACGATGAACTGATTGCTCAATACAAGACGACTGTCGCAGCTCAGATCGCGGCTAACAACAAAGTCACGTTCGCAGCGGCTGGTGCAACCTACAACACTTGGCTCGGAGCAATCACCGACGCCGCAGTAAAGTTCGCTGTCCTCGGTCTCCCCATCACGGACCTCATCGTCGACACCGCCACGTTCAAGGAGCTCATGGCTCTTCAGGGCTCAGACGGACGTCCGGTGCTCCTCGTTGATGGCCAGGGTGTCAACAACGTCGGAACCATCTCCCCGACCGGTCTCGGTGGCTCGTTCGCCGGTATCCGCGTTGTCGCTGTCTCGCAGCTCAACACGAACAAGTCGCAGTGTGCCTTCGTCAACTCGGCGGCTCTCCGCCAGTACACGTCGGCTGCTCTTCGCCTCGAGTCGGACAACGCAATCAACCTCTCGAACGCTTACTCGCTCTCGACGTTCGCTGCTGTCGCTGACGAGTACCCCTCGGCTATCGTCGGCATCGTTCGCTCGGCCTAGTAAGGAATAAATCGAATGGCCGCATGGGACAACCTAACAACTTACGTCGGAGCGCAGATCGGTGGTGTGGATGAAGAATTCATCCAAAATCACTGCTGGATTCCGGCGGAGAAGTTAGTCGACCGTTTCATCGGAACAGTCACAACTGTCCCAGCGGCCATTCGTACCCGAGCGATTATGGAGTGTGGCGCGGAGCTGTATAACCGTCGCTCTGCTCCTGGCGGGATTGCACAATTCGCATCCTTCGACCAAGCACCCATGAGAATCGCCAGAGACAGCATGGTGCGGGCCTACGATCTACTCGCACCATTCGTCAACGTCGAAAAGGGAAATCTCGGTTTCGGTAAATGATTAGCGAATCCCGAACAGCACTCAAAAGCCTTCTCACGACGGCGGGTTTCCGCGTGTTTGAGCACGTTCCCCCGAACATCACACCGCCTTGCGCTGTCATCTTCCCTCTCGGGGACTGGATTCAGCCAGGAGAAACATACGGCGAATACCGTATCGGATTCACGGTGCGCATCTTCGCTCAAGCACTGACTAACCAGAACGTAACCGGCACGATGGATGGTTACGTCGAGGACGTTATTGAAGCTGTCGATGATGCGGCCGGATTCTATATGGCCGGAATTCAAGCACCAGAACAATTCGGCGAAAACGCATCGGCCTTCTTAGGTGTGGATGCCGCCATCTACCAGATCACAAGACAATAGGAAAGGGCAATCATGCCATCTTCAACACGAATCAAAGCCAATGCGCTCTCGCTGAAAATTGCGGGTGTGGATTACTTCGCCGACCTCTCAACGGTCGAGCTCCAGTCCGAGCCCGCCTCGACAGATGTCGAGACCTTCGCGGACGCCGCAGCCGGCGGATCCGCTGATTGGTTTTTCACAATCTCGGGTGTCCAGTCGACTGACACGGCTTCCTTCTGGAAGGCGATGTGGGACGCTGCTGGTACTGAGGTCGAATACATTTATGCACCTCACGGCAACGCAACCGCATCGGCTACAAAGCCTCACTTCCGCTCGAAGAACGCCGCGGCAACGCCAGTGGTTGTTTCGACTGTTCGTATCCCGATGCGCGGGTCGTTCATGATGGGTGGATCCGCGTCCGCAGACGGAACTTATTCATTCGAGGGTGTCCGTATGGACATCATCGGTGAGCCCTTCTACGCGACGTCCTAAATAATGGCTACCTGGTCGGTGTCCGAAGGCTCGGAATCTGTCAAGGCAGGTTTCGGGATTCGGACATCGGCAAAACTCAACGCAAAAGGGTACGCACAGATTACCGGTGTCCGCGAGACTCGTAACTTTATGATTCGCATGGCTAGGGACTATAAGACCTATAACTCCTGGATGAAGCGTGGGGCTCAGATTGTGGCCGCTGAAGGTCGACGCCTTGCACCTATCAAGAGCGGACTTTTGGCTCGGAAGATTGACGGTAAAGCTTCATCTCGCGTCACGAATAAGTACGGAGATAAGAGCACCATGATTGGTGGTGTGGTGGTTGCTGGTACGCCTTACGGTAAATCAGTATCGTTCGGTCGATACTATCCGTTTGGTCGTTACACGATCAAGCGCAGCAAGACTGGTCCGGCTTTTGAAGGCATCCGATACGAGAGTATCCGGTCGGGAAATAAGAATCCCTATCTGAAGCGTGCTCGAGAAGCTTCTAAGCCTCATGTCGTAAACTTATGGAACAGCCTTTTGAAGCGTTACATCGAAACAAACGGCTACGAATACACAAAGACATCATAGGAGAAAAAATGGATATCGATTCCCTTACCCTCGGAGACATTGAGGACATCGAGAACTATGCGGGACTGTCATTCTCGGACATCGGAGAAGACAAGCCTGGGGTCTCAAAATTGCGCACCGCACTGGTGTGGGTTTTGAAGCGCAAAACAGACAGCACGTTCACGATCGAGGACGCTCGTCAGATTACACCGGACGAACTCTCGGCAATCTTTGAAGATTCACCACTAAAAAAATAAAGAAGGGCCAGGCGGAGCGCATGATTCCGCTGGTGGTCGCAACGGGTCTAGCTCCTAGTGTGCTCCGCGAATTCAGCTCTTACGAGCTCGAGGTCCTACATGACATTCTGAACAAGAAAGGCTAGACGATGGCATCCGGCAACATGATTGTGACGCTGGTCGCACAGACGCGCCGCTGGTCTTCTGGTCTTCAGCGTGCTGGCCGCGACTCTTTGACGTTCGGTAAGGTCGCTATGCGCGGCTTCCAGATGGGAGCTGCCGCTCTTATCACTCTGACGGCTACTCTGGCCCGCGTTATCCCCGCATTAGCGGAGATGGGTGCGGAATCGCGTAAGGCCGACATCCAGCTGCGATTCATGCTGCAAAACATGAACGGCATCTCGGCCGCGACCGATAAGACGGTCAAGCGAATGTCCGACTATGCCACGACTGTTTCTAAAGCGACTGGTGTCGACGATGAACAAATCAAGGCAATCCAAAAGAAACTGCTCATGTTTTCGTCGATTCGCAAGAGTGCGGATCGTATGGGTGGCTCATTCGACCGTGCAACCGCCGCAGCTCTCGACCTCGCGGCTGGTGGATTCGGTGAGATGGAATCTAACGCGGTCAAACTCGGCCGGATGCTCGAAGACCCAGCGAACAAACTAAACACGCTCAGTCGGGCTGGTGTGGTCTTTACGGATCAAGAGAAACGGAAGATTACCGTCCTGGCAGAGTCCGGTCGGAAGCTTGAAGCTCAAGAGCTCATCCTGAGCAAGATTGAAGACCGCGTCAAAGGCCTGGCAGAAGCGTCCGCGACTCCGTTCGAAAAGATGAATCAACAATTCAAGGAGATGGGTGACACCATCGGCGAGGCGATGCTTCCTTACCTCGAGGAGATGAACAAGCGCATTAGTGCCTGGCTATCTTCACCACAGGGTAAGAAGGACCTCGAAACGATTGTCAACGGATTCGTCGACATGGCAAAAGCGATTAGCGCGATTGTTGGATTCGTCATTGACCTCTCGAATGCGTGGAAGAAGGCTACGGGCGAAATCAAAAAGTATAACGACGAGAACAGCGTTTTTAGTGGTGGTGGTGGTGGTCGTGGTGGTCGACGCTTCTACGGATCCGGCGGAACAGACAACACACCTAGCGGCCCGACAATTCCCGCAGATCGTCAACCTACGAGCGCACCGGTCATTAACTTTAACGTCCCCATTGACTCGGTCAGTGCGGGTCGTGAGGTTGCTCGAGTCCTGGCGGATTACAACCGGTCGAATGGTGGGCGTCGCTAATGGCTATCCCGATTATCGAGCGGCCGCTTTATAGCCGGATAAAGATTGAGACGTCTCCCTGGCAAGCGTCCTTCACCTGGACCGACCAGACCGCGTTATTAGTCAACGGAATCAACTATTCGCAAGGTGGTCGATTGTTTGCACCTGGCGAATCACAGGTTGACGTCGGCACACTCAACGCGAATTTCAAAAACATGGGTACTGTTCCCGCTGTTGGATCACTGGTGCGCGTCTCTGTGGTCGGGACGGCAGGGTACGCCTTCGTCGGGTATGTCCAGGATGTTTCTCAGCGAGTCGTATTCCCTGATGGTGTGAGCCGCACTTCACCGGTCACGGTCACGACGTTGCACTGTGTTGACTGGGTCGCTTATGTTTCACAATTCCAGCTTGTTGGCGTGGGTGGCGCAAACTTCACAACAGGTGTCGATGACCCCGATAGTTTTTATCAATGGCAACTTCGCGTGGCCGCAATAAACAAAGTTGTTGATGCGACCTATGCAACAAAAATTGTCACGGCCGTAGGTTTTACACCAGGGGTAAGCGTTGCTCTTGGAGATACCGACCTTGTCGCTAATCTCTCGAACCATCTTGATCTTATCTGCAATACGGTGCAGACATATTGGTATCCGCAAAACGTGCTCCCAACAAACATTACAACCGGACGAACTGGTCTGGTCGAGATTAGATATGGGACAGCGGTCTCTTCGGGTAAAACATTTACCGATGTTGTCGGTACTGCTGGACAACTCCACTACACAGAGATTGATATCGAAAACTCGTCGCAGAATGTTGCCAACACAATAGTCCTCAATAATCGCTCGCGTACTAATGTCCCATTTTCTCAATTAACTAGAATTGGTGGATTCAATGAAACCAATTACATGATTATCAATAATCAGAATGTAATTGGGATTCCAACTGAGTCGATACAAAGAAAAAGTGATTCTACCTCGATTGGAATTTATGGAAGTCGGCAGAGAGAGATTGAAACCAATGTTGGGCAGACAATTGAAGATTTCAATGCAATCGGAAACCCATCTGCCGAATACTCGGACGATGGATACAGCGGACTTGCCGCAACTCGAGTCCGGCGTCGCAAACCTTCTGAAGAGCCAACTGCTTTTACCGCTTATCACGGTGACTGGGCGATGCGATCATATCAATCAACCGCGGCGTCAACTGCTCAATTTAGATATTCAGGTGGCGAAAGCGATGGTATTCCAATTGTTGTTTCTGGTGTCCCTTATCGATTTGAAGCATGGGTAGCGCGTGGCACACCATCCCGAACCGATGCGAGATTCCAGTTACAAATTGACTGGCAAAACGATGACGAAACTGTTATCTCATCTGCAACCGGTGCGCTCGTAAACCTAACCAACGCGCAAACTTGGTATAAAGGATTTGTCACTGGGACACCGCCGGCCGGAACAACAAGAGCAGTACTGCGTATTATTATCGGTCGTTCGGGTGGTGGTAACCAATTCGTAGGTGATAAGTATTGGACCGATGGATTGACAATGGCCTTCAATACGACGATTCCCTATTACGACGGTGATACTCCCTGGGATGCAACATACGGTTATTACTGGACTGGAGCTGTTGCTCAATCTCCAAGTATTCGATTCAGAAACTATGTCGACAATGCTGCAACCACAATTCTGGCCGCGAACTCAACGACATCACTACGAATTAACCGAATCCGATGGAACTGCCAGGAAGATTTAACAGCAATCCCATCGTTATCGGTCGGCAAAACAATCTCAATAGTTTACAAAAGCACAACAACTACACATCGCATCGTCGGCATCGACGGAAACATCGACCCCGAGCGTTACATGCTCGATCTCTATCTCGTAAAGGTATAAACATGAAAAACATCATCACACGCGTCCTACGCATCGCATCATTCGCTTTTGGGGCTGGTATAGCCGGACTCGGTGCGGGCTCCGCTATCGGGCTCACAGTGGCTCAGAGCGCACTTATGGGCTCACTGACCGGCGTCATGGGCATCTTCGGCGCTCTCGCGTTCATCTACGCCGGCAAAGGCGAGGTCGACGATGAAGATTTCTCCTCGACCATCAACTCGGCCATCGAAACGGCTCGAGCCAAAGACGGCAAAAAGTGAGCGACGGTGTGGTCGTAACTCTCGACCGAATCTATGAGAAGCTCGTCGAGCTCGAGGTTCGACTCGGCGATCACCCCAAACAACTCGACGATCACGAGAAGCGAATCCGCAACCTTGAGATGAAGGTCTGGTCGTTCGCTGGTATCAGCAGCGTCGTGGCAGTCATCACATCCATCATCATCACAAAGGTAGGCTAAATATGGCAGAAGTAGACGTCGACTGGACTCGACCATGTCGCACCAAAACAATCAATGACAACTTCGCAGCGCACCTCGCTCGAGGATCATTCTCTCCTGGAGTCGATTACAACTGTGCAACCGGAAGCGACATTTTCGCAGCTTCGTCTGGCAAAGTAATCTCGGCCACATCGAATCTGGGCAGCTCAGCGGGTATCGCCATCGTTATCAAACATCGCGGCGGAACGACTAGCCACTACTTTCACCTCTCGAAGCTGCTCGTCAAGGCTGGAGACCGCGTCTCGATGGGTCAACTGATTGCTAAAAGCGGAAACACTGGTACGGCCACAACCGGTGCACACCTTCACTTCGCCATAAAGAAGCGATTCGGTGGATGGATCGACCCAGAACGTCTTATCGCCAAAGAGCTCAAAG